GTGCGCCTGTACCACCGCCCGCCGCTTTGCGTCCCTTATCCAAAATACCCATTGTTTCCAATTCACGGGTCAAAAGGTCGCCGGGGGTGTACGGGTTCAACTGATTGTTCGGGTTGCGCATGATTGCGCCGTTTTCGTCCTTAAACGCTAACATTTTGCCGCCCTTTCCGTCGTCGATAAATTCGGGGTTCATGCCCTTAATCTTTGCAATCGCTTGGTCTAACAAAACCTTTGTTGCGCTTTCCGGCAATCCTGCCTTAAACTTCAATCCGGCGGTTGCTGTCTGCAATGCCGTTTCAACACGAATGCCGAACACCTCGTTTGTGTGGGTTTGTTCGGCTTGGTCGTATTTCGTTTTGAGGTCGTTGTATTGGGTCGTAACGCTTTGCAAATCTGCCTTTGCTTGCTTCAATGCCTTTGCGGTTTCCGCATCCGTCGCACCGTCGGCAATGGCTTTTTCCAAACGTGCCTTTTCTTTGGTTAGGCTGTCAATCTGTGATTGCAGACCGTTTGCGCCCTCAACTTTGGTTTTGAACTCGGTTAATACTCGTTTGGCATAATCAAACGTTTTTTCGGTTCCGTTCTTGGCGATACCGGAAACGGCTAAAATGTCCGCATCCAAACCGCCGTAAATTTCCCCGGTTTTCTTTGCTATTACGCTATTTTCGTCGTTGACTGATAACGTGGTTATCGCTGTCAATTGTTCGTCGGTTAATCCGGCTAATGCCGCATTTGCCTTTAAAACATCAATCGTTAATGCCATAATCTTTCCCTTTGATTATTAAATTAATATTCGGTTACTTTTTGCCCTCGGCTTTGGCGTCCGCCTCGGCTTTCGCTTTGGCATCGGCTTTGGCTTCCTTTGCAGTTGTCGCCGGGATAACGCCCGCCGCTTTCAATTCTGCCAAAATCTCGGCTTTCAATGCTTCCTTTTCCTCGGCACGGGCTTTGGCGTCCGCCTCGGCTTTCGCTTTGGCATCGGCTTTGGCTTTTTCCTCGGCGGCTTTGGCTTTTTCTGCCTTTGCCTTTTCGTCCGCCTCGGCTTTCGCTTTCATGTACTCGTTGGGGTCGTGCAATACGGTAATTGTGTAACCCTGTTTTTTCAGATTGTCGGCAATGCTATTTTCATAACCCTTTTTGCCGAACTTCTGAATACGGGGAATTGATAACCGTTTGCCCGTTTCGCTGTCGAATTTCTTAATTTCGATAACGCAATGATACAAATGTTTCTCATTGTCCGGGACAATGTAGTTTTCGGGCGTAACGTCGATAATCGCAACGTCTTTAGTTTTGCCCTCGCTTACTTTCACTCGCATAATCGTTAAATTTACTTGTTATAAAATTTATCTTAGAGTTGAACGGCATATTATACCCAAACTCTAACACGTTCAAATATTCACGTTCAAATCTGCGTACAAAGTTAGCAAAATTCAACTTTATACGCATATCGTTTTCGCTGATAATCTGTTTGTCGTACAAATCCAATACCTCGTTACGGGTCAAATGTCGGTACGGTTCCAATTCCGCCAACGTCAACATACGTTGCAATTGGGTTGGATTGTTCCGGTATTCCGTTTCGATAATTTGGTTTTGTAGTGCGTCTAATTCCGCCTCGCTTGCGCCGCTTTCCTTTGCTACCTTGTAACGTTCCCGTAACTCCGTTGCGTTGGATAAATAAAACTCCGTGCCGTAATTGACTTTTGCAGAAACGAACAAACCGCCATACCTCAAACGGCAAACGGTTTCATCGACGAATTGTTGCGCCGCCTCAAATCCCTTTTTTACCCGGTTTAATACCGTGCTTTGGCTCTCAAAATTCGCCTGTATTTGTTGCTCGTTCAATGCGTCCCGTGTGGTTATTTCCTCGTTGGTTCCAACAACCGACGTAATAATGTCATTCTTTAGGCGGTTTTCTTCCTCAACGTTATAATCCAAACTCCCACGGTCAACGGTTAGCATTTGCACCGGGTTACGCAAATCGGGTTGTTTATCCCCGTCCGGTATTGGTATTTCCACGAACGAACCAACGCCATTAATGCGACTATCCCCGCATTTGGGGCAACGCATCAAAAGCCCGGCGGCATCCAATTTATAAAACCCTTGTTTGTCTTTCAAAAACCCACCGTCGCAATAATCGCCATTTTCGCCGTTACTGAAATCGCAACTTTGTTCATACCCGGAATAAATCGGATATGCGCCGTATAAGTCTAAATGTCGTTTACTGATATGGTAAAACAAAAACCAATCCAACGCCTCCAATTGTTTGGTTAGCGGGGATTGTTTAACGTCGGGTTCTGATAGGCTCAAAGGTTCGTTCCAAAAGAAACGGGCGGGACAATAACCGACGTCGTGCGGGTTATCAACCAACAATTCGCCGATATTATGGTTTTTGTCCTCTCTGAATACCCTATAACGTTCGTCGTCAATAACTGCGATACGTTCCCCGTCCTGTCTGAAAATGATATAATCCATTACCCCCGTCGTTGGGTTGGCTCTGTAATCAATCACGGACGCAATAGGCAACCAATAGAAATACGGTTGCGGGTATTTGTCGCCGGGGTTTTGTTCGCTCGGCATATCGACAATTAGAACGCTGTTTATTTCTGTTTGGAAAAACTCCCAACCTTTCGTACTCCAAATTTCCGGTTCGTGTAATACGTCTTGGCGGTAATATTCCCAATCGTCCCGTTGTTCCGGGTTTTGGAATTGATAATTGAACGCCGGGTTACGACCATCAAAAATCCGGCTCAACTTATCAAAACAAACGCCCGTTACCTCGTTTGTTTTAACGGGGTAACGGAACAATGTTTTGAACATCTTAAATTTGTCATGCGGCAATAGGTTAGAAACAAATGCCATAAAATCCGTAATCGGTTGGCAAATGTCAAACGACGTAATACGGGTGCGGGCGTGAAAATTAATGCGCTGTTGATGATAAATAGCCCTATTTATCGTGTTGCGCTTTTTCGGCTCCGTTATCCGCTTTTTTATTTCGCTTATATCCAATCCCATTGTCTTTGTCAAATTTAAAGTCTGAATTTTCCGGCAATCTCCAACCGCCATTATTAGGCATTCGCAAAAGACGTTCGGCGTGCGTAATCTCGAATTGTTCGGTTACGTTCAATGTATCATTGATTAACGCAACCTTTTGTACTTTCGCCGCCATATCGTCAACCTCCAACGGCAACTTTTAAATCCGTCAACGGATTAAATTCCGGTGCAATGATTGTGAGGTTGTCGGAATAGTTAGGCAAAAACGCCCATTGTATTGCGTTGCTGTCCGGGGCTTCTAATCCGCCATGCGTTTTGTCGCCAATGAACAACGAACGGATAGGAATAGGATAATACGTTGTCTTTACCGTTTCATCCTGTATTGCTTCAATACTTCCGTTTTCGTCAAACAGATAAACGCCCAAATTGTCCGCCCAACTTTCGCATTGCAATTCTTTCATTGCCTTAATTACTGATTGGGGGATTTTACGCATTACGCCCGTGAACGGGTTCGGTTCACGCCCTATAATTTCCTCAACGCCTCCCAATGTTTCGTTACCGCCTCCAAATGTTCGGGCGGCTCCGGCTTCGTTGGTCGGGGCTTGGATATACGGGGAAACAACGATTTTGGTACTATCCGCCGCCGTCAACAACGGCGTCCATGAAGCCAACAAAGTAATTGCCTTTTCCGTGGTAAAACTGTTTTTGCTTCCATCGTCTTTGGTTAGACGCTGAAACGCTACCTTTTGAATTTGCCCGAAACTTTCGGCACAATTTACGGCGGGAATATCGGGCAATGCAGCCGCCGCCGGACACTTACAAGTAATCATACTTTCTAAATTTTAACGTTAAAACTATTATTTACTATCTCCGGGCTGTCCCTTTGCCCTTTGTTTTCGCCTACAAAGTTATAAACTTTTTCGGTTACAAACTTGCATATCTCAAAAATAATGCTAATTGCGTCGTTTTACACCTCGGTTTGCGTGTGCGTATGGTTGTATATTACCGTCGGCAATCTCTTTTTCGTAAATCCCGGTTAATCCATCCTCCGGGTCGTCGTGCGTATTAGCATCGAAATTGCGTAAAAAGGTTGTAACATGGTCGTAAATCGCTTTGTACCGGGTTTCCCAACCGAACGGCATAATAATACTTTGGTTTACCATTGCGGACGCCGTAATTATCCGGCTTTCCTTATTGCCGCCTTGATAAAACGGGTCTGTCATTGCCCGCATTTTCTTTTTAATAACCTTTTCGTAACCCGCACCGCCGTTGTTACTCTCAACCCATACTTTTTGCGTGCCGTTCCTGTTAATCATTGCCGGAACGGTTACGGTTGTAACGTCCGTATTTTCGTCCGTCATTTCCATATCCGTAATTAAAGCAAATAACAACGGTTCCATACGCTTTGTTTTCTCGTTGAAAATCATGTTGTCCGATTTATAAACGTCATACGTGGCGGCAAACAAAAGGTCGTCCCCCTCATCGGCAACATCTATGTATGCGCCGGAACGTATGTACGTGCCGTAATCGGATTTTTCAACCCATGTTTTGAACGGTTGATATAATCGACCCTCGGCGGAACCGGGGTTGCCTTGATAGAGGCATTGAAATTGTACCGGGTCTAATGCTTTTTGCGCTTCCAACTTTTGCTTACTGTGTCGGCTTTCCCATAATGCCGCCCCCGGTTCCCGTGGGTCTATCTCGGTCGGTTCCCCGGTTTTCAATCCCTCAAAATTTATGCGCACCCACGCCCCCGGCGTTACGTTCTCTAAATCCGCCCAACACTTAACATCAATAATCGTTTCGCCGCTCTTTTCAATGCGCCCTATCAAATCGTCGTCGTGCCAACGGGTAAATACAATCAATTCTTGACTATCGTTGTGTAAACGGGTGCGTACAACGGTCGTGTACCATTTCCACGCCGCCGCCCGTACTATCGGGCTGTTACCCTCGGCGTAATCCTTATACACGTCGTCCAATATCGAAACGTCCACGGTTTTAGACGTCAGCGAACCGCCACGACCGACGACACGCAACGACCCCTTACGCCCTACCATTTCGATAACATCGGAATTGCGCAAATAGGTATTAGCCATTGTTACGACGTTTGACCCATTTAAGTACGTGCCGGGGAATAATTCACGATACCGGGGCGTGTCGATTATTCGTTGAACGTCCCGGTTAAAATCCCGTGCGATTGTCGCCGCATACGAACCGATACATATTTTGCGGTCGGGGTCTAACCCCAACATAAATGCGGGTAATTTACGGCTCGACCCCTCCGATTTGCCATGTTGGGGCGGTTGTTGTACAATCATCTTTCGTATTTTGCCGTGTGCGAACATATCCAACAACGTATAATAAACGACGTGGAACGGCTCTAATACTAAATCCGGTTGCATATACCGGGCAAAGTTGATAAGGCGTTTACGGGCGGCGGCTTTAACAAGCAAATCCGGTTGTTGCCGGATTGCGTCGTACATCTGCAATAATTGTTCGTTGTTCATTGCTTTGCTCCTTTCTCCCATTTAGAACACGCCCGACGACCTCGGACAATGTAAAATTCATAATGCGGGCAACGTAAACAAATCGGGTTCCCGTTTAAATCCCGGTGTCTATGGTCGTCCGTTATCCATTCCGAAAAACGGCACGTGTCGCAAATCTCGGTTTGCCATTCCGGTTGCTTGGTTCCCGGACGGGGTGCGGTTACTCTCTTTGCCATTATTGCGCCCCTCCTTTCTCGGCTAATGCCTTTTGGTATTCGGCGGATTGTAATTTGTCCGCCAATGCAAACAATAAATCGTCCGGGATTGCTTTAACGTCGTACTTTGGTTTGTCGTCGTCGGTCGTGGCGTTATATCCGGGTATCTCTATTTTAACCGGGGCGTCAAATCCTAACATCTTTGCCCGGCGTTGTTGGATATTCAAAAGCAAATCCAAAAACCGGGGGTTCCCGGCGGACGTTTCGGTTGCGGTT